CGGCAGCGCAGGCAGGACAGGCGCGCCAAGGAACTTCAGACCGAACAGCGCCGCGACGAACTGAAGGCGGATCTGAAGGCGGGCTGGCGGGTCCAGGGCCGGATCAAGCGCGACGACGGCTCGCTGGTCAAGAGGAAAGTCGCCTGATGGCCCGGGTCCCGATCTCCGAACTCATCTTCCAGGGAGCCAATCCCGTCAAGACCGCACCCGGCAGACAGGTCTTCGTCTACAAACGTGGCACCGAAACCCAGGCGACGCTCTATGCCGCGGAAACGGGAGAAACGACCGTCGTCCAACCGCTGACGACGGACACGGCGGGGTTGCCGACGAAGAACGGCGATCAGGTCTGGGTGGAAGCTGGCGAGTACGACCTGAAGATCGGGTCACAGAGCGCACCGCTGACCACCGGAGGACTGCCGGATTCGGTGGGAAGCAAAAGTGAAATCGAAGCCAAGACGGCCGTCGTCAGCCTCGCTGATTTCGGTGCCGATCCGACCGGTGCCACCGATTCCACCGCCGCCCTGAACGAAGCCATCGCGGCACTCCCTCTCAGCGGGGGCCGTGTGCTCTGCCCGCCCGGCTGGTACCTCATCGACGGTGCGGTCTGCGAAAAGTTCAACATCGAGATCATCGGCCACGGCTCCCCCGGCAACGGCGTGAGCGGGGCCTACGGCGCAAAAAGCTTCTCCGGGACCGCCTTCGTCGGGACCGCCAGCGGCGGCCGGATCGTCAACGTCGGCGCCGCAACCGGCGGAGTGGACTACCGGGGCACCACCTTCCGCAACGTCGCCTTTGTCGACGGCTCCGAAGCCAAGGACATGGAATGCGGCCCCTACCTGCGCCGCTTCAACTTCAACCGCTTCGTTGACTGCACCTGGCTCAACTTCAAAAGCGGGAAGTCGATCGGCTACGAAGGCGACGTGACGAACTTCTCGCAGTGGAACTCGCTTCTACGGCCGCAGATCTATAGCTGCAAGGTCGGCATCCCGTATCTGGGGCCGGACCTTGAGGTAGTCGGCGGATTCGTCAAGGGCGCCGCCAACGGCGCCGCGTCCCCGATCGCAGGCGGCGTCGGCCTCGAAGTCAAAAGCGATGTGCGCGTCTTCGGCACCGGGATCTACAACAACGACACCGACATCCTCGTCAAGGGCACCAACAACCAGATCTACGTCCGGGTCGAGACGAGCGCCGCATTCACCACGACCAACGCCACCAATGGGCTCGTGTTCGAAGGCGCCGAAGCCGAACAGAACACGATCAATGCCCACTTCACCAACACGGCCAAATACACGGCCAAGGCGATCCTGCTCAAGTCGGGCGTCGCCAAGAACACGATCATCACCCCGCTACTCGCCGCCAGCATCACGAACGAAAGCGGCGTCGCCACCAACCTGATCCTTAACTCCGAAGCCGTGCAGTCGCTTGCGCCTCTGGCCGCCGCCCTGACGGCTGATCTCGCTCCGATCAAAGAAAGCACGACGCTCACCGCGATCACCGGCCTCTCGTTCCCGGTCGGAGCCTCCACGACCGAGGTATGGCGGGTGAAAGCGATGCTCCTGATCGAACCTGCCAACAGCGAAATGGATATCAAGATCGGCTGGACCGTTCCCGCCGGTGTCGGCGGTCGGTGGGGATCACATGCTGGCAGCGCGGCTACGGTGGCGGGCTGGTCGGAGGTAGCGGTCGCCACCGCAGGCGTGGGGATGGTCGCGTGGACCAGCGCTCAATCCATCGGCAGCAGCACCGGAGGCATCCAAGGGGTGATGGTCGAGGGCATCCTTGTAGGCGGCGGTACGTCCGGCACCGCTCAGTTGAAAATCGCCCAGAACACGTCGAACGCCGGTGAACTGAAAGTGCTCAAGGGGTCACTCCTCGAAGCCACGAAGGTGACGAACTGATGGCCCTCGTCGCGACTTCCACTTTGCGTGAAAAGAAGGGGTCCTGATGCCGATCATCATCGAACCGGGCACCGAAGAAGGGATGACCCTCCCCGAACTGGTCTCCGCCTTCCTCGCCAGGGGCTTCGACTACATGTCGACCGGCGAAGCCGAACTGCTGATCAACGACGCCTACCAGGTCGATATCGTCGCGACCGAGAACTGGCCCTTCCTCGAAACCCAGCAGGAAACGACTGCGCCGGTCGCGATGGAAAACGTCGAAACGATCGAATTCGTGGTCGACCTGACGATCGGCGTGAAGCTCCACCCGCTCGACCTTCGCAATCTCACCGATGACTATCCGCTCAGGCAGGAAACCGGGACGCCCCGCTTCTACTACCTGACCGAAGGCAAACTGAACGTCTATCCGGTCAACACGACCGACACGCTGCTGGTCCGCTACCGGGCCTTCCCGCCGCAGTTGACGGGGAACGCCGTGCCGGTCATCCCGACCCGCTTCCACTCGCTGATCGTGGATGGGGCGGTCGCCCGAGCCTACGAGGGATCAGACGACTACGAACTCGCCCAGAGCGCCGCGACCGTCTTCCAATCCCGCCTCCAGAAGATGCGGGAAGTCCTGCTCGAACAGTACCGCGACGGCCCCAACCAGTTCGTCCAGATCACCAACACCGATCTCTCCTCGGGCTACTGGCGATGACGATCCGTGGGTACAATTCTTACCCGTTTCAAGGGTTTGGTCGCGGCCTCAATTTGCTCGACAAGCCTGACGCGGTGGACCCTGCCGAGTGTGTCGATTGCATGGACGTAACTTTCTCCGACGTCGGGGCGATCGAACAACGAGCCGGCTGCGGGAAAGCGACCCCGACCCCGCTGACGAACCGCGTGGACAGCCTAGAACCCTTCTACACGGCCTCGGGCACGAAGCAGCTTCTCGCAGGTTGTGGGACGCGCCTGGAGGCTCTGAACACGTCGCTGGAAGTCGTCGCCTCTGAAACGGGTCTGACGGGAGGTCCATACGGCTTCGTCCGCTTCGGCTCCCCCAACGAAGAGACCGCCTACGCCGGGAACGGCACCGACACGATCCGCAAGTGGAACGGAGCCGCCTGGAGCACTCCCGTGGCGAAAGTCGACGGTGAAGCCTCGAAAGCGATGCCGAAGGCCCGTTATCTCTGCGTCCAGAGCCCTGACAACCGGCTCGTCGCGACCGGCTTCTCCACGACCACCGGAGGTCCCAACGGAGCGATCTCGAGCCCTTCGACCGTCTGGTTCTCCGAGGACGGCAAACCTGAAGAATGGATGACGGCCGGGACCGCCGGACACCCGAACAACTCGGTCCAGTTGACGCCGGGCGACGGCGAGAAGATCACGGGAGCGATCGCCTGGAAGGAATTCACCTTCGTCTTCAAGGAAACCAAGTTCTTCGTCTTCAAGGGCAACTCGACCGACGGCGAAGGAAATCCGGTCTTCAACTACGCCCGGGTCGAAAACGGGATCGGCTGCGTCGCCCCACGGACGATCTGCGCGGACCTGAACGGCGTCTACTTCATGGGACGTGAGGGGATCTACCGGACCACCGGCCAGAGCCCGGAACTGCTCTCGCGGATCATCGAACCGATCTGGACCAGCGACCCCTCGGCCTTCTACACGGGAGGGGTCATCGCCCACGGCTCGATCACCGCCTGCGCCGCGACGATGCACGAAGAACAGCTCTACTTGAGCTTCCCCACCGCAGAAGCCAACAGCCGGACTCTCGTCTTCGACCCCCGTGCCGAATGGTGGTCGCTCTACAGCCTCCCCTGCTCGGCGCTCGCCAGCTTCCGGGTCGGTTCACGGGCAGAACTGGTCTTCGGCTACGCCTCGGGGACCAACGACGTGGGGCGCCATGGGCCCGCGTTCACCAACGACGCAGGGGCGGCCATCCAGTCCCGCTGGCGCTCCGGCTGGTTCGACCTCAACAGCCCTGACGTGAAGACCAACAGGGGCACGAAGGTGTGGGGCTCGGGCAAGGTCTCGATCTCGGTCGGCAAGGACTTCCAGCAGGGACGCGGGGCACTCGACACCTTGGAATTCACGCCCCCCGGCACCAAGTGGAACGTCGAACACTGGAATACCTCGACCTGGGGCACCCAGTCGGCGCTCCTGGGCAAAGAGCGGCGAAGAGCGGTTCGAGGGACCGTCTTCTCCGTCTATCTTGAAAACTCGATCCTCAACCAGAAATTCTCCGTCCACAGAATGGATCACATGCTGAGGGAGACTATGAAACCGAGCACGGTGGAGGCCTGATGCCGATCATCCTCCCCAATACCAGCAAGGCCAATACCGATCCGAACCTCTTCTCGGACACCTACGAAAACGACCTGGCGCTGAAGGAAGGGATCGAAACCGAGACCTCGGAACGCAAAGCCGAAATCGCGTCTCAGGTCAAGCCGCTGATTACCTACCCCGCGAAAGTCATCGCGACCGAAGAGACGAAAACCAGCACGTCATTTGTGACGATGACGACGCCCGATGAAGTCTCGGGCGTCGTGGTTCCCGAAAACGGAGTTCTGTCGATCACCTACTCTGCTTACGTGAAATCGTCCTCGTCCGGCGAAGGCGTCGTTTGTCTCTTCATTGGCAGCAATCGGATTCCGACGTACCACGTAAGCATCCTCGAATCCTTCGCCGAAATAAAAACGGTCGAAACCGTGTTTTCCCGTATCACTACTACCCCGGCCGCTACCATCGGCATGGAAGCTCTCAATTGGACGAGTGCGAGCACCACGGGCCGGATGCTGCTCCCGATTCAGGTAGGCGAATTGGCAGCGGGAACGTACACGGTTAGTGCCCGATACAAGGCCGCTGCTGGATCGGTGACCGCGAAGGAAAGAATCCTCCGCGTCTCGGTCACGAGCTTCTAGTGGGCAACGCGCGGATCTGTTCCCAGGACCA